GCATAAACTTCACGAAGAATTTGTAGAAAGATCTGTCATTCATGTCCAGCGCATTGGCGACAGACGACAAGAATATGTAACCTCCTGCAAGAGCAATGAGTAGGTGTACTGAAATGAACACGGGTAATCTCCTTCTTACACGCTGTCCCCTGTCCCTGCCTTACTTCTTCCTAGAAGGTGAATGAGCAGGAGGCGGGGCGTCCCTTGTGACCAACGCATCAGGAAAGGGAGTGGCGCGGTCTGCTACGTAATTCCTGATGAGATCGGCCAAGGTGCCGTACCTGTAGACGTGCTTGGTTTTGCCATTAGGGTTGGTGTTAGCTTTCTTCTGGGGCTTGCTCAATTGGTCTCCACGCGGGCTTTCACCCATTCGGTCAAACGGTTCATTTCTTTGCTATACGCTTCTGCGCTCGCACCAACTACCGGGCGGTCGTCAATTAGGTTGCCTGTAACTTTGGCGTCAAGCAGGATGCCTAGACATGCCCTGGCGTGACCCAAGTGGTGTACGCCAGAGTCTTCCGCGACTTCCTGGCCTTCCAGCCACAAGTCAATATGCCGCTTGGCCGCGTCTGCATAAATACGGGCGACTACTGCATTCGTGCGCCAGTTATAGGCACCATATTTGATTGCGCCATCCATCATGGCGCAGGCTTCGTGTGCAATTGCGATTGCTGGTACAGAACTAAGACCAACCTTCTTTGCGCCCAGCAAATCCTTTGGATTAGTAGTCATTGTCTCCTGTAGCGTATCGAGTAGGTTAAGCCTGTTTACCAACCGAGTGCAGATAGTCTTCAATGTTGAAGAATGGGATTGCCAAATGCTTATCCGGGTACATCACGACCACGGGGAAGGCAGAGGACGTGAACAATGAAAAGTAACGCTCTGCATAACCTGAGTGGATGTTGAGGGTGCCGGAAGAAATAGCAATGCGCCGATTGTGCCCTTCGTTGTAGATAGACACGCCCGCACGATGGCAGTCACCCTGAATGGCAATTTCTGCCTCGGGGTATTCATTCCTCATATACCGCTTGCAACCTGCGGTAGAGTCCAACATCGTCACCCCTGCGAATTTATGGCTAACCGCAAGTTTGTAGTTCTCTTTGCCTACGAGAATATCGGGGTGTCCGATGCCTGAAAAGAATGGAACCTTTCGGGCGAGAATGCTCTTGATGATGGATGTGCCGGTTGCCTTTTCTTCTCTTTCAGTCGAATGATTTGACCAAAGGGAGAAGACAACCTTGTGCATGATCTCTTCAAGCCACGACTCGATAAACTCAGCCTGCATGAAGGGGTCAATTACTTGAGCACAGACTTCTGCCACGGATCTCAGCTTGATTGCAAACTCGACTTCATCCCCCATTAGGGCGACGAAGAGATTAGGAGTATTTACAATCAAGTCGGTCATCTCGACAAAGCGTGCGTAATCGGTAGAGATAGCGCCAATGTGCTGGTCACCAAAGGCCATGACTGCGATGGGTTCCGTGCCGTCACCTACGCGAATCGCCGCAGTCCGCTGACTCCAAGAGGCGTCCCTGCGGAGTTTCTGCATAGACACGATTAGCGGAATACTGTCGCGCCAGTTGAGACCGCCGACCTTCTTATCCAGATACTCTACTTGTGAAGCGCCTGATACCTGTGGTTCGCTTGACACTGACCCTGCTCCCCTGTTCTTAATGCGTCGTACAGTGGTTTCGCCCACGCCCAAATCTCGCGCAGTCTGTCTCGCAGACGTGCCCGCACTGAGGCAAGCCATGACTTCCTGCTCCACATGGGCAGGCGTTCGATTACTTGGAATCATTATCTCCGCTTCCTAATGTATCGAGTAGGTAACGCGCTGTTAGTTACGACTTGTCCTTGTTCCGCTTGACTTGGAAGAACACCGCAAGCCCGCCAAGTAGTCCCAAGAGCGCAAAGGCTCCACGTTCCTCACCAATCAACGCACTTTGATCCGCTCTTATACCGGCGATCTCCGCATGAATGTTGGTGAGTTCTCTACCTGTGACATCACGGTTGTAATTTTCCTGGTTGGTTTTGAACTCCTGCAAACTCCGTAGTTGTTCGCCTTGGGTGCCGATTCGCTGTTGGTTGTATTCGCTCATTGTCATCGCTACAGTCGGCTGGGAACGAGGTACCTCCTGCGAGTTGGCAGGAGGCTTCCCTTGGAGAGAGAGGAAAAGGGACACCGTAATAAACAGTGTCCAGACGGCTACAGACAAACCTTTGTGCATTGTGGCCCTTTTCAGACTAAATTTTGTATGTGGCGCTTGGTAATTACTGGATGTAAATTTCAAAGCCTTGCAAAACCCCGGCACCACCCGCGCCCCCGGTAGGTGTTCCCCCGGTAACGCTAACAGACGCATGAACCGTGATAGTATTCAGCGCCGTCCCGGTTGGGATCGTCATTGAGTAATCCGCTTCTGCTACGTCAACGCCCGTAGACAACAGCGTGGTATCCACTCCTGCGACGGTAGCCACGATGGTTCCGCCCCAGGATGCTAGGCTGCTTGACGCCGATGCGCTGGCGACTACATGTAACGTCATGGGCGCAGTTGTCGTAATGCTTAGGAAACCAGACCAAATACAACTTCCACTGCTCGTGTTAGAAACCCACGATGGGTAAGACCCAGTGACCCACCAAGTTGCTTTAACAATCGCGTTGGTAGTTATGTCGTTGTCATACGCTGCTGCCGGGGTAGTAGTTGTTGAACTCCCCAAGTCAGTGCTCGTACTAGGCTGATACCGAGGGGTGTAAGATGGCGTGACAATCTTGCCAATTAGCAACCGCCCATAGACATTCGTGTAATCCGCAGGGTTCTGGGTAGCGACCGGAGTGATTACACCGGACGTGAAAGACGGGTCATCGAAGTAGACGCCATAAAGCTGTGACTGTGCCAAGCCTGTCAGGATTGCTGGGCTTGGAGTACAAGCCAGCGCGAGCGACCCAATCGTTGCGGTAAACGGAATGACTGTGATCTGCGCCGTACCGTCCGACAATCCCTGTGCGCTCAACGTACCCGGAGGAGCTACTGCACCGCCCCCGTAGGCGTAGATTGAAAGCGATGTGCCCACAACGTAACTGTCCATTTCGACCCATACGCTGGTTGCCCCGTTTGCCCTCAATGACCTAATCCGCACGTTGTATGTCCCATTTGCAACAACAGGAGAAATGTAACCAATGAAGTTGCCCACATCGCACAACCCTGAATCAGTCCATACCGATGCGCCTGTGAGTTGGTACTGTATCTGTATCTGCTTAACCAAGATGTCCAACGGGGCAGACCACGATACTGCAATTCGCGGGGTCACCGTACCATCAAGCCCAACCAAGGCATAACCCGGACCAGAGTTCAACGCCATGCCCGTGGGTGGTGCAGGCCGGAAAGGTATCTGGTTTGCAACTGGCACATCGTAGGGGGACAATTCTTCTGTGGATGCCCACGCGTACACGCTGGGGTCGGTTTCTGCTACTTCGACCTGAAGCATGATGTACGGAGCCGTGTTCTCATTGCCCTTCTCTACGACTAGCTTTACGCTCTGGACCTCCATCATTTTGTTTACCCACCCGTGAGCAGGGAACGTCATCTGCAAAACATCTGTGGGCTGGAGTTGCCAAGCGGCCAGGGATGTCAAGAATGTTCCCTTACCTTGCTGCCTGTTCCTCAATAGAGCAATCTTTGCAAGCCTCTGTGCCTGCCCAATACTGAGTACGGTATTCAGGCTTAGGTCCATGGGCAGAATGACACCACCATCCGCCGCCAGGAACTCATCCCCGCCTGCATAACCGTGCAACGTGTCGCAAGCGTAGGTAGGGAAGTTGGTTGGTTGGAACGCAAAGGGGAATGTGTTATCCCTTGTGTGGTCATACCAGCCATTCGAGTCATAGAGATTACCAGCGACGTTGTAGGGGTAGTTGGGCGCAATGTATGTGCCGCTCACCCTGTTTACCAACGAGCCGAAGTCTCTATAGGCGTCCCACTTGATATCACCAAGAATCGAATCATCGGTAAGCGTGAACGACGGGCCTTGCCAATAGGCGGGCCAGATGTACCACTCGCCCCCAATGCGACTCAACCTGCCCCCGGCTGCGGGCATCATGTTATTGATTACATCACCCGGAGATACTGACGTGTCATAGTGCCAGTTCAGCGTGTAGCGGGATTCGCTAGGCGTGACTGCCATTGGAATGGACTCATCGCAAACGTTGGCAGCCGCAATGAGTTGGGCGGTGTTGACGCTGCCCACATCTCCCAAACCATACTGCGTGTCTGTAATCGCATTGGCGACACAGAGCGCCCAATTGTTGCTGTAGCCTGTACTGCCATCACGCGGGTCGTAGATATCATTCTTGCCGCGCACTGTAAACCTAATCTCGGGTTCACCTGGGAACGTGTTGGTGTCATAGCCCAGGTTGAGGTAGACATACGTGCAGCCACCAACCCATGGGGTACCACCTGTCGATGCCGCCCATGCGGGGTCGGGTGCCACATCAGCAACAATTACGTCTCCCGGTGCCTGATCCCCGTAGCGAGCCTCACACCATACTTCACTTCCGAATGTGTAGTTCTGTCCGCCCGGTCCTACAAATGTTCCTGGGTCGGCGTACCCGCCGAAGTTGACTCCGTTGCGAGTCGAGTTACCCGGAGAACCTACATTCCAGTGAACCAATCTGCCATCGAGGTAAAGGTTCACAATGCTGTCGCATTCGTGCCCTGCGAGGACAATGACGTAGTTGTAGTGGTTGTGGCTGTCTCCTGTGCTGCTCCTGTAGATTTCGACCCCGCCCACCCGCTGCTCTCCGTAGATGATCTGACGGTAGGCTGCGGCTTGGCGTGTCGTAATGTTGGTTCCACGATTGCTTGTAAGCGCGTCTGCAAGCGCCCCCAGTTCCATACTTACGCCGCCAGCAGCGAATGCAAAGAAAAGGGTATTAAGTGTTTCGGGAGCAATAAATGGTGCAAGTTCGGGGGCAAAGATGAAGATACCGGCAGCTACCCCCAAAAGGGCAGCGCCTTCAATGGCCTTAGACACTTAAACCCTCCACGCCTTCTGCACATTGGTTATAGGCAGCCGAATCAATCCAGTTTCCCCGACCGAGATAACATCCCTGCCATTAAGGTGAACCAACCCAGCGATAAGCGTTCCTTCGTTGTCTACGATGACGAGATCCCCACGCTGTGCCTTCAAAGGGTGGGCGAGTTGTTCCATTCCTGCCTTTTCTGCACAGTATGCAGCGGCATCGGTAACAGTGGTTCCACCTGTAATCTTCTTGATAGCCTTGAGAGCGCCTGGAAGGTCTGTATATGTCCCTCTAAATTCGGCAGCCACGTCCACGCCAGTCATCGCTAAAATGCCCTCCGCAGCAAAAAGGCAGCAGTCAAAGACGCCGAATTTGAAAGGGCTGTCGGCTGTATTGAGTAGGAAATCGTGGTATGCAACCGTGTCCCAGTGAGCAGAACGAGTTAATGCCATATAGTTTAAGCGACCCTTTCTAGCGGGAAGTTCAAGCGGGCTAGTGTACCGTGGTAATAAAGTGCGCCACGGTCATAGGCGCGTGCTGCATCTTCTGCCGTCTTGTGCCTGCTACCTAAATAGTGCTGAACGTTCTCGAAACGAACATTAGCTTGCCAGTAACCGCCCGTGGCTTTGCTGACTCCCCTGTACCCAGACGTATTTCGTAATGTCAAAGTCCGCTGATTAAGGGTTTGTTCTTCTGCTAATGACCACTTGACGTTCCCAACACAGTAATCACTCGTGGAGTCAATCCGGTCCAACGAGTGCAACGGGGTTGGCTTCTCCCCGATATCGTCTTTGAACTCTTGGAAGGACGTGAACAACCACTTGATGCCGCTGCCGCCATAGTTGGCATAATCAGGGTCGTTCTTTTGATTGCAGCGATTCCATGCATTCCTATAGGCCGTGTAGAGGACATGCCCTGGAGAACCTTTAGTGGCGCAGCCGTGTATGAGATTGACCGTTCTTTGCCGACAACCGCAGCTTGTTGTGTTGCCGCTGAGAAGCGAACTACCTACGCAGACTGTCGAACCACCACACTCGCACACACAATACCATCTGGCTTTACCGGCGTTTGAATTCTCTCGGCGCTCGACTACAGTCAGTCGCCCTATCTTCTTGCCCTTCAAGTCGTTCACCGGCTTGCCCACCTATAAACCCCTCATTCTAAAAAGGACGGTCATCGTCCCCACCTAAGTGCCACATCAGACAGGGATTCAACAGAATTGAATCCTGTATCATCTGGGTAGAGAACTCGTTGGTCCGCTGATGTATACCGTCTCTGTGTCGCACGCTGAAGGTTGAACATCCTTGTCTCCAGCGCCAGCGAAATACTGATAGTCTCAACACCCGTAGTAATGCTGGGCTTGTCTACCTGCCCTGAAAAGAGCAGGTAAGGAGTGCCGATGATGTGATTGGCGACGTTAAGAGCCGTGAACCATATCTTTGCGGGTGCGCCGACTTTGATATCTGTGAGGCAGTCGTTGAGCAACGCGGGGTCGATACCAGACAACGTGAGGCTCGTGCCCTCTGCCTTGACTTCAACACCCTCGGATATCGGCCCCATCTGCCCCAAGGAGCCAATGCCTAGATATGTGTTGCCGCTATAAACAAGCGGGCCGACTCCGCTCCACATGTACTGCGTGCTGGATCTCAGCGTGAGCATGACAAGGAAAGCGGGTCGGAAGAAGCTGGAAGCGAGAGTGGGGAGTAACGTAGATGCGCTGCGTGGCATTAGCGTGCCTCCGTGCAATCGAACGAAATCCCAAATGTCCGCGCTTCGCTTACGCTCCACTTACGAACGTTGGAAGACAGCCGGAAGAGTCCCTTGGGGTAGTTAAAGCTAATAGCTTCCCCGTCCGTAGTAGTGTCCCGCAGACTGGGCCAAATGGTGATTGTTGCCAGCCCTAATGCATCGCTATCTACTTGGCTCAGTGCCATGTGCAAGCGGGGACCAATCGAGAGGTAATCTCCAGGGAGCAGCAACCTGTGGACAGCCGGTGCCCAGCCCTTCGTGCGTATCGTGGTAGCCCCGATGAGGTTCCCCCCACCCGTGACGCCATCCACGACCACCAAGCCCTTGGGGGCACCTTGTGGTGTCTTGGCGTAGGGGTCTCCGAGATAGAAGCAATTAGCCTTGCCCCGGAGTTCCATCAAGAATGCAATCCACGTTGCCGCCGAAGCCCTGTTCATCGGCGGGAGACTTACATGAACCTGCCAAAAGTCTGCTCCCGGCCACTGCTGGAATTGGCTCTGCCCCGTAAAGGGGGACCGCGCCTCACCCACAGAGTCAGAGATTGTGAAATCTACAGACCTGAAACCCGGCTTAGTCGGAATGCCGATTATGTTCCATGAATTGAACGTGCCGATGACGGCCATACTCCTCCTAAGACCTGTGAGACTTTGTGAGAACAAATGGAAAGGGCACCCCGAAGGATGCCCCTGTTTACTCATTGCTAGTTACCCTACAGCCTAGAGCACCGTACACAGTACATCGAACGTCATTCCCGCCGTAGCCGTGTGGGTTACGGTGATACTTCCTGCCGCTTTTGCGCTGATATACGTTGTGGTATAGTTCGTTGCGGCACTCGCGTTCGTCGGAGTAAGAGAACAATGGCTGCTTGAGGTAGCATTCGTCACCGAGACGCTATCCGAAGTAGCCGCCGTTGTCGTGAGACTGGCGACAGCACCAACAAGCAGCGTACCGCCAGATGCAGGAAGGTTCCATGTGTAGGACGCCACTGCTCCGGGTGGCGGCTGCAAACAAGCCGTGTGAGTAAAGTCATCCCAACATAGTAATGAGGAGTTTGCTGCCACCCCTGCCCAAAAATTGCGGATATCTGTCTTGCGTTCGTCGCCTACTCGAATGAATCCTCCGGCAGCCGTTGCGTTCAGTCGCGCATTGCCCGTCGAAGTGAAAGCTATAGCGAATGCCGACGTGTCGGTAGTTGTCGCGGTTCCGATTTTCGCTCGTACCACCCCGCCCGTATCCAAGACACTAATAGCCGCTTTATCCCCTGAAGCGTTAGTTTGGAAAGCTTGTGAGTTGGCGGCATTAAACGTGTTGGTACCTGTGAATGTACTAGCCAAGCCGGTCGCCGCTTCAAAACCGTTGTTGGCGGCATCGTAGACAGTGGAGGATGGCGCTCCTGGGTCCGTTGCCGCTGTTCCTACCGGTACCCACGAAGCCATTGGGGAATATTCCACCTTGTAGAAGCCAGCGGAAAAGGCTATCTGGCTGATGTACACATCCCATGAAGTATTGGTCACAGAGGTAGAGCCTCCATGCGCCACGAACTTGACATCTAAGATGGGGGCACTGCTGTTAACATTGCCCTTGCGAACCGTGAAGTCCACCCCAGCTAGGTTGGGAGCCGCCGTGCCGTTGGACAGCCTTGCTGAAATTGTCACTATGCCTTCTGCGTTTAGCCCCGGAGATTGGGCATTGCCCACGTTCAGCGACAGGAATAAATTGTCTGCGAAAGCGCCGGAATAAAGAGAACCATTCCACGTCCCCAGAAACTGCCACGCGGCCACGGTGTCAGAGTAGAGAGGGAATATCTCTGTCCTTGTGTTTCCTAATGCGGTGGGCACCGTGCCGATGTTAGAAGTCAAGTTTATGCCTAGTTTTATTCCGCCGATGATATTATTCGCTGAACGAATACTCAGTCCTGATCCCCCGGTTTCGTTGTCCAGTCGAAGTGCGTAATACTGGGTAGAGTCCCAAGATTTAAATGTGTTACCAGAGAACGTATCGTTGACAATTGGGCCTGCGGTAGTCCCTCCCTGGATGTCATTCATAAACGTGCCAGTCGCCTTCGCGGCCAAGCCCCAATAGGCTGGATAATCGGACTCGGCAGCGCAATAGTTCCCAGTAAAAGCGAGGCTGGAAGTACCCACAACGTGGCAGTTTCCGAAAAGGGAGTCCACGATTCTATTTCCCGTGATAGTTCCCTGCGAAATGTAGGAAGTAGGCTGCGATTGCCCTATATCAAGACCGTAGTTACCTACGTAGGAAATCTGATTCCCTTCAATGACAAACCCAGTGGACAGGTCGTTGTTGCCACCAATGTAGATTCCGCCTTGCCCCATATCCGAGATAAGATTATGGCTGATTATGGCGTTTGTCACTCCCTCCCCGAGAACAGCCCCCCAGTAGATAGAACCTGAAGTGCTGGTAACCTTCAATTGTCCACCTGTTCCGCCTGGAAGGGAGAGCACTGTACCTATAGTGCAGCCTGTGGGCTGTGTGGTCCAAATCGCCTGAGTAATCACCCCCGCCGACACCGTGGTGCTAAAAACTCCAGTGGTCGTGCAAGAACCACCTGAAACCGTTGGAACAATTCCTGTCCCGCTGGTGTATCCAGTACCAGCCGCTGTCAGCATCTCCATGTCGCCCGTTTGCGCCCAAGGAAGCAGTTCCCCCGCTCGGTACCCCCCTGTCATGGTGTTTTTATCAACTATTGAGCCTGTCGAAGCGCCGTTGTTAATACAGTAAAAACAACCTGAAAAGGTGTTGTCGTGAATGCGATTGGAATTTCCAAAGTCCCTATTCACGCCGTGAAAGTTTGCGAAATTATTCCAAGACACGTCGGCATGATCCCCGGAAATGGTAACGGGATTGATGGTGCAGATGGTTGATACGGAGCCCGAGTACCCTATACCCGATATGCCTTCTTGACTGCCAGCAATCACAAATACCGGCGACCCATTAGGGTTCCCGCTAGACGGAACCCCGCAGGCTCCTGCCCATGTGAACTTAGTGAGATTTGTACCCGCGCCGACAATCTTCTGGCCGGTAGCCGTCAGTGTGACCGTCCCCGAGAGTTTGTACGTTCCTGGAGGCAGATTGATCGTTTTTCCCGTAGCAACCGCTGCAAGAAAGGCGGTAGTTGAGTCCGTGACTCCCGTCGGGTCTGCACCATAGGCAGCGCATGTCGGGTTTACCACACCATTTGTCGTGCATGCCGCGACACTACCCGCGACGTTAATGCCGTTGGTTCCGTCTGATGTCAACCCGGTTATGAACCCAGCGCCAGCCGGTCCCGTTGCTCCAGCCGGTCCAGTTGCACCAACCTGCACAGCAAGTTGAGGGGAAAAGTTGGGGATGAATGAATCAAAGTTGCAAGTCGTGCCGCTGCACCAACTCACTTGTGTGCCGTCCGAAGCAGGCTGCACACAACTATATCCAGAGTCGTCTACAGAGTCACCCGTAGTGTTATCAATGATCGAGACCGCATAGCAAATGTACTTCGGCTTGGTCAACGAAACATCGGCAAGCTGAATGGTAAACACACCGTTGATTACCTGTGCCTGGACCGCAGACTTCGTGCTCTGCCCGGCATTATTGACTTGGTAGCCGACCGCAGCCCCGGTTGCCAGAGTAGGTGTAAAATAGATGGTTGCGTTGGAGATCAGAGCGCCAGTGGAGTCAATGACCCGCGTACCGGATACGGTCATGTACCCCGTAGTCGCAAATGCAGGAACACTCGCTACTAAAGCAAGCAGTAGGTACCATATCTTTTTCAATTGGATCTCCAAAATAGGACCGGCCATCCTTATCAGGGTGACCGGGTTCGACTGCGGTGTTATGAAATGAAATCTAAGTCTATGGAATCGTGTAGCCCGCACTGTCTGTTGCCTGCGTACCGTACCCACACGTCATGTTCTTATTCTTGATGTAAACGCCGACTGAACCTGAATGCGTCGTGTCAAGTTGATTCTGGTTGTAGCATCCACCCGACCATCCGGTAGGCAAAGGATGCGCCGGAAATACTTTATTGAGCGTCGTCCTTACGCCGTTGATTGATAACCAGTCGTAATAGATACATTCGGTCGGTGTCCCTGCATAGCTACAGGAGAGCAACCCGATAACCCTATGGGCGTGCGCCTCAACGTGAGTAAAGCCGGTTGTCGGAAGGGAACAAGCAACACCTGAAGATACCCAACCCGACTGCCCAGAGACTTCCCAGACATCCGAACCGCTACCCATGAGACACTGCAAACCGGCAGTAAGTTCAAGGCCGTTGGTATCGTCCCACAACTGCATGTCGTTCTCAAAGGCCCAAACGTTCGCTGGATTTTCGGCGGGCATGATGTCAAAACTCTGCGTAAATTCAGTACAATCGTTACACTTGCCGCCGCTCATCGTCCAAAGAACCTGCCGCTGCCCAGTACCGGATTCGCTTGATGAAAATGCCAAGTGCAGAGCGGTGTTACCGAGTGCAGTGGTATCGAACGTACACGTGTCGATTGCTGCCACTACGCCACCGCCTACAGATTCATTAGGGCAAGAGCCAGTAGGAAAAGGAGTGGTCGCAAACACTGTTTTCCAGCCGGTTGATGATCTGTCTACGTGCTGCCGAACCGTGCCAACCAACTCCGATAGAGCGGAAATGGTGAGATTTGACGAAACGGAAATTGGACTTGAGAACTGCGTTGAAGCCATCGAAGGGGTAGATCCATCCACTGTGTAGAAAACAGCAATTCCCGCGCTGGGACTGCTCGTGACTGTGACGCTCTGTGTCGTTGTGTAATGACCAGCCACAGGGGAAAATGTCAGCCCAGAGGACGGCGGTGGGGCGATGGCAGGGGTAGCAGTAGATACCTGAACCCCAGCCATCTTGACCCCGTGAAATACTTGGCTTCGCGCTGTAACCGGCGCAAGCGCGAACGCGACGATGATAAGACCGGACGCTATCCGCACTTAATTCCTCCCTATGCAACCGAATGACACAGTGCCGGTTACAGCAGAAGCGAAGTTGATGGTCATGGACGTAGTCGATGTGTAGGTAACCCAGCGGGCAACCGTCGTGCTGAATTGGTTCTGCACCCAGCACTCGGGGTGAACGAGATAAACATTTTGGAATGTGTAGCTGGCCGTGGTTGCGCCTGAGAAGGTCAGTTCGCCCGAGATGTCACTGTTGGTTGATACCCCTGATTCGATGAGCGGCGTTCCGGTGACCGAAAGAGCGGGTACCTGGACTCCTGCAATGCCCGTGCTTCCTACATGTGCGATGACCAAGGTAGACGCGGGATTAGCGCCTGTACCTTGTGTGCCCTTGAACGTCCAATCATCTAACTGAGAAGCCGATCCATTCCATGTAGCGCCCCGGAGAATCATCTTCGCTGTGTTGTAGTTAATGCTGCTGGTCGCCAACAGCGCGGGACTGATTCCAAAGAGTACGGACACTGTTGGAAGAGTAGATGGTCCGTAGAAGTCGTAGGTTGAACCTGGGGCCGTGCCCGTGCCAATAAATATGTAATGTGTCCACGCATCTGAAATCGGAGCGGTACCATTCCAATAACTAACCCCGTCAGTTGTCGAGAAAGATCCATAGTTCTGCGACGACGTAGCCGTGCCGCTGCTGGTTAACTGGAGATTGTTGGAAAGGTTAAACTGCTCCGTGTCTCCCGTAACAACCCCATTGTCTGTGAAGGCCGAATCAACGACTGTGGGAGTCGATGTGCTACTTACGGCTGGGAGTGCGTACAAAGTAGGCGACGTGTAGGTTACCCCAACCCCAATGGCCGGGATATTTAAAACGCTGCCAGAAAATGACGCTGCCCCGCTACCCGTGGTAGTCAGTGTGATGGGTACTTGGTAGTCCGTTCCGCCCACAGCAATTGACAGAGCGCCCGTGCCGGTTGTGTTCTTAACCAACCCGGTTGCTAGTCCTGTGAATGCGGATTTAGCAACCCCGCCCAAACTCGTAAGAGCCGTTGTCGGTGAGTAAGTATCAAGTGTCCAATTGGACACAGGAGCCGCGTGAGGGAAAATACTCACAAGGGTGCTTGGGCCAATGTTCAACGTGCCCACTATGTTGAGTCCATTTACACCGTCCGACGATACGCCTGGGTATGAAAGACTTCCTCCCGGTGCTCCCTGTGGTCCGGTCTGGACTGAAACTTGCGCTGCTAAATTCGGGGTGTACTTGTCAAAATTGCAAGTAGTCGTAGTACACCACGTAGACTGCGTTCCGTCCGATGCGGGCTGCATACAGCTATATCCAAAGTCCTGGAGAACCTGCCCACTGATGTTGTCAACTACGGTAACCGCGTAACAGATGTACTTCGGCTTGGTCAGGGATACGTCCGCGAGTTGGATGGAGAACGCACCGCTCACAATCTGCGTCTGAACAGTGGCCTTTACACTCTGTCCCGCCCCATTGATTTGGTAGCCGGTTGGAATACCTGACACCGTGGGGGAGAAACTAATTGTCGCGTTCGTGATCAAGGTGCCGGTCGAGTCGGTGATAGCCGTACTCGAAACCGTCATGTAACCTGTAGTAGCAAACGCCGGAACTACAGAAAAGCAAAGACCCGCGAACAACAGCAATAGCTTCTTCATATGTGACTCTCCAAAAAGAAAGGGCACCCCGAAGGATGCCCCTTAGTTACTTACGCAGGTTGCCGTTGCCGTTGTCGCTATCATTGTCCGCTACTGCCGCCTACTGGACGGACTCCTTCTGTTTTGGTCGTGCCTGACAGCTACAGAGTCCTTAACCGACTGGCTATGGGTTTGTATCATTGCTGCTTGGATCTTGGCTTGGGTTTCAGCCGCGTTCGTGCCCGTGAAGTCTGCGCCTCTGAAGTCGTAGACAGTGCCAGAGTTCATTTTGTTGTGAGGAACTATGGAACCGTTTTGATTAGGAACGAATGTCTCCGAACCCATCTCGCCTACTTTGATTGGGACGCCAGCCTGAATATCACCGCCCATGGCAAACCCAGGAAGATGCAGATCGGAAGCAATGCCCCCAACGCCGGGAATAAGCCCTAAGAGGCTGCCCAAGATACCCTTACCAGCCCCGGACTCGTTGGACGCGCTAGGCAGCCCAGGAATGGCAGGAAGGCCCATTCCTTGATTGACCACGCTAACGTACAACGGAGTTGCCGCGCTGTCACCCTTTGCTGCTTTGGCACCCTTGCCACCGAAGATACCGGCAACCGCATCAAACGCCTTACCAAGCGGCCCGCCGCTGTCTTTCTTTACGCCACCGGGGTTGTTCGGGTCTTTATCCTTGGTGCCGAAGCGATTACCAAGACTCTGAATAACGCCAACTTCAAACTTCTGAAGACCCATGTGAGCGAGTTGGTCTGCAATACCCCTGAAGAAACTAGCAAAATTGTTCTTTTGATTAATCATCAACTCTGACAAAGTATCATTCAGGCTAGTGAACACTCCGGTTAGCACAGTATGCATCTGCTGTGCGCCCGACTCAACATCCCTACCCATCTGCCGGAAGTAGACCTGAAGGCCCTGCATGGCTGTGCCAGTCGCCAGTGTCGCTTTATCCATGCTTTCATTGAACGTGGCTAGGTTGGCTTTGTTCATCTCCAGGATCACGCTGTAATCCAGCGCGTGCCCGGACTTGGCGGCTGCCGCTGCAATGTCCTCGATATTCTTCTTTTGGTCCGCAAACACCATCTGCGCAGAAGCGGCGGCGGCTTTCCTAAAGTCTTCCGCATCCTTGTTCTGCTGGAACAACAATTTGGCACCGTCCACCTTCATTTGAATGGCGGTGTCATCTGTGTTGTTCGCATCGCGCTCTGTGTCCCTGATGCTGGCTTCGAGGTTCACCAATTGCGCTTTTTCGGTCGCTTCGGAGCCCTGCATGATGGCTTTGTTGAGGTTTTCCTGTGCGACTTGCTGACGGCCCAAGCCAATAATACTTACTTGGTTACGGGCGTCAGTCTTTGCATCCGCTTCCTGCTTGAGTTGTTCTGTCCTAGCAGCAACGTCATCCTTGTGGTTGGTTCTCCAATTAGGATCGTTCCCGCCCTTGTTAAACTCAGACTCGACCTGTGCGGCTATGGCTGCATCACGCGACGCGGCTGCCGTGGCACTCAATGCGTCTGTCATAGCTACCTGGGCACGAGTCGCCATATCCGTGATGCTCGTTTGCTTGAGCAGCGCGTCCCCGTAGTCGGTCAGCCCCTTGTCGTTAATCTCTGTAGTTATGTACGACAGGACTAACTTCTTTTGGGAGTCAGTAAGGTGTTTAACCTTCGTGTCATTATCGGCTAGGAATTTACCGTACTGTTCGGCAATCTCGGCGTTGCGCAACTGCTGCGGGTCTTTACCAACAAGCGCCAAAGCATCCGCTGCTTCTTTCGCCTTGAGCCTTAATTCCTCAAGCCGCTTGGCTATCTTGTCTTCTTTTGGCGCAATGGGAAGCGGCGGAAGGTTTGTGCCGCTGCCTTCTCCATCTATCTTCCCGGTTGCAAAATTGTAACCATCGGGAACGCCTGGGGCTTTTGGGGCGGTGTGGTTCTGCATGAACATCTCGGACTTCTTATCATCCATCGCATCCCTGAAGGACAACAAAGTGCCCAAACCAGGAATCAAATTAAGAAGTACCGTTTTGAGGCTGAGTGCCCGATCCTCTAACCTCTTGGCGCTGTCTGCCCAGATATCGGCCCAGTTCTTTCCATCGGACTCGATTTCTTTATTCAACTGGTAGACAGACGTAATCGCGCTACCTACTGCATAAATTCCAAGTGCTATTGCAGCAAGAGGGGCGACTGAGGCTGCCAGTCTTGCAAACGCCAGAGCCACGCCATTGAGCGCACCCTTCAACGCTACGGATGCGGTTGTGAGGACACCGTCTTCCTTCGCACACGTAGCGGTGATTGCCGCGTACTCGGTTGCATTCTTGGTCAAACCTACGAAAGCAAGTCCTAGTTTTGGAAGCCCCAAAAACCGACCACCTAGATTGCCGATTCCAACGGCCAGCTTTTCCACGATTCCAGCCGTCCCCGTCATACTCGATCCCAGTGCGGAGAAAAACACAACCGCTCTGACTGCTACCAAGGCTTCGAGTACGGTCTTTATAGCCGACGCGTGATCAACTAGGAACACGAATACATTTGCAAGCAAAGTCAACCCGGTTGCAAGCGAAGCCGCAACCTCTTGTACCCTTTTAAGGGTGTCGCCATTTGACGCCAATTCCAGCAACTTGGATGCTGCCTTATCTAGTGCAGGAACAACCGCAGTTGACAACTTTACCGAGAGTCCCAAACCGGCTTGCTCAAGATTGGTGATGGCGTTGTGCAGCGTAATCGCACCCTTGGCTTGATCCGGTGTAAATACAACCCCCAGCTTCTCAGCCATCTTGCCCAACTCGGTGCCGGATGAAGAAATCAACTTCATCATGGACGCAACTTGCGAACCGCTGCGGCCCATTAGCATCTGCTCATAACCCAACTTGGCTGTACTATCCTTAGCATTAGACAAAGCAACAGAGAGGTCTTGAAAAACTGCGCCGGAATCCCTGAAATGGCCGTTACTGTCTACTACCGCAACCCCAAGGGCTTTGTACATGTCCGAGAGTTGCTTATTGCCGCTTCCGGCCATGAACGCAGACCGACCCACACGAGTAAGAATTACCCCAAGAGTCTCAACTGGTACGCCTGCGATCTTGGCCGCATACGCCAACTTACTGAAGGAATCCAGACTGATCCCAGCCTGCTGTGACATCTTATTGTATGCGAATACAACACTCTCACTCTTTACAACCATTGCCGCAAACGCGCCTTCAACAGCAGCCCCCATGGAAACCGCTGCCGTCCCAATCAGTGCTAAGGACTTGCTTACGCTGGCGGCGGTTTTGAGGCTCATGGCCTCTACTTTGGTCATCGCACTAGAGAAACTGGCCGTTTCGGCAATTAAGCTGATGGAAATTTGCCCAATTTTTATTGCGATGGTACACCAACCTGTCCCTCGTGATCGCTAGTTGGCATCAGGAGTTTGTTCTGTATCTGTTGTTTCTGTAACTACCGGAGCAGGAAGATGCCTTACCATAGTGGGCGGCAACGACTTGGCGAACGCACTGAGTTGTGCGCCGAATGCTTTCCTGTTAAACCTCTTGGGTGTGTTCTCTCTTGCTGCTTCGCGGTCTGCCCATCGTGAGGGCATGTAATCCAGAGGGCACGTTGCTTTCTTCGGTGTGTTGAAGCTATGGTTCGCTGTAGTAGCGCACACAATACCCATGAGTAGTTCTGTGTGTTCCCGTGCATCCTTGTGGCGCAGAGTCAGTGCATAAAATTGTCTCGGGGTTAGTCTGTAAAACTCGCCTGTGGTCAATCGCAAATCAATCATGGCAATTGACCACAGTTGCATCCAGCGTTGGGCTGAAGTTAGTTCTCGTTCTCGTCCAGCCCGCTTGGAGGGTTTACCTTTGTCTTATCCTCAACTACTTCAGGCTTACTGCCCGTCCACGCTTCCACGAGCGCGAGAGTAACCTCGCCCATATTGTGGACAGTTATCAAATTCCCAACTTCCTCCAACGTGATCTTAGGACTGCCTGTGAGCAACGCGCTGTACAAGAGCGCACGATACTTCACGATGTTCAGATTGGAAAAATCAAGCGCGGCGAGGAGATTAAGACCCGTCAACTCTTCGGCCTTTGCAATCGCGTTGAAGTCAAAAACGAGGAAGTACGTTTTCCCCTTGATTGTTAACGGAACCTTGGGAAGAGTGGGGTCAGAGCCGGGAACACCAGCCACGAGAGACATTTTCTTCGGAGGCATTGAGATAGAGTCCTTTGTAGTGCGAGGTTAATAGGGTTGTTTACCACATACAAAACAAAAGGCTACACAACAAAATGTCGTGTAGCCTAAGTGGTGTACAAGTGGTTTACGTACCGGCAACAACCGTGATGATGCCCGTGATCTTGATCTTGGCCGAGAACGAAAGCGCGGTCGAGTAAGAAATGTTGATGTCATTCTCTTCCACGATGCCCAGGAACGTCCAGGTTTCGCCAGTTGTAGTCTGCCCATTCTGTAATGGTAGGATCATCTTGAACGGAGTGGTTACGCCCGAAGCGAACGCGCCACGGAACATGCCCTGACCCACGTCAGATGCAATGTAGTTACCGGCAATCGCCATCGTGCCAGCTTCCAGAAGGGTAATGAGATATTCCTTCGCACGCCCCGTGGAGTCTGCATTGGTAATGTCTTCGGTGTCATTCTTGGAACCGCTGACGCTGAACGTCTTCAATTCCGCAACGGGCGAATAAACTGGCGTAGTAACGGGAGTGCCGATGAAAAACTGTGTACCTGCACCACTAACTGCCTTGGATACTGACATGTGTTTGTCCTTCTTTGTACGAGGTTAGCCGCACCTATGAGGCACAGGCGTTGTTGAAACGGATAGCTTGTAAGGTTCGGTAGTAGTGGTGACTTACAGCGCGGCTAAAGACTGAAATGAAAGAAATAATCGGTTATTGCCCGATGGGTGCCACCTTGATCATCATACGAATCAATTTCAATATCTCGCAGGACGTTGAACACTGTGACACCAGTCTGCCCAGCGGCAGCGGGGAGAACCCCACGGTAACCATCCAGCAGAATCCGCAACGCTTCTTGCGAACGTTTCGTACTGGGGTAATCTGCCCCAAAGCAAGTGAACTGATACCTGCGGATGTTGAAAGCAGATGGCCCATCTGAGGTTGCATCGGGCGTACTGGAGACGAGACTGAAGCACAGACACGGCTTTATGGCGGTCTCGGGAACGAAGTTCAAGTAGACCCCATTTGCGCCCAATGTAGCCATTAGGGACGTGCTCTGTGTGAGTTTGAGCAAAATTCCTTCCTCAATCACTGACTCACATCCCTTCCAGATTGTTTTTCATTGTTTCGGCAAAGACTTCGATGGCTTTCTCTGCTGTGGCATCAAACGCTGGGCGTAGGAACGGCTGTCTAGGATACATTTGCTTGTTCTTTAAACCAAACTCAACAAACATCCCATAGACGCCAGGATCTTGTGACCCCTTGCCGGTATACGCGGGACCAACTGTGACCGAACCGCTTTCATCATTGGGTCTGGTTCGCATCTTCATGCTGATACTGTTTGCAAGGTCACCCGAATCCTTTGGCGCTCTTGCCTTGACAGCATCGACCCACATTGTTCCCACAGCCTTGAGGCTCTTGCGCAGGGTGCGCTTCGCAATCTTGGGGCCGAGATCGTGCAACTTCTGCTCAAGCCCCTGAAGATCGACTTTCACGGTCACGTCGATGGTGTGCCTCCTTACTGTATAAATCGTGGTAGTTACAGCTTCGGAAACACTTCATTCATGTCAGTGAGCACGAGGCAATAATCTGTCGCAGTGGCAAGCTGGCACTGAGTGAGGACCGTCACCGCCACTCCAGTGTCATTGGAGGCAATGGCGGCTGCGGTAGTAGCAGGCCCAAATGGTACATTGAGACCGGGAGGGTATAACTGCTTTGTAGCCACTCCCGCGTTGTGTGCTTCCCACTGCGCTCGGAACGTGGCCGCGCTTGTAATCTGGCTTCCTGTAACCTGGGTTGCGCCGAACTGAAACGCCACTACTTTGGCGTTCGCGTTGTTAGTGGCGGCAAACAAGGTGGTCTTGCGGAATGACCCATTATTTCCCAACGCTCCAGCCGGGATAATCATATTCAACAAAGTGATCTGTGAGCCGGTTGTCTGCGCATAGGTCGAATTGCTCCCCGTCGCCGCAGACGTACTCGCAGGGATGTAGGGAGTAAATGCTGCCGTGGAGGGATCGACAAAGGTTGTCGTCACCGCACAAACCGTCGTGCTGGAACAAGTCGCGTAGTAAAGGCCCGCCGCTCCACTGACAACCGCACTGGCGGGGAACCGCAGCCAGATGTTCGGATAGATTACCGGGAGTGCCGTTCCTAGGGTCACAGTCCCGTTGGTCGCAATGGTTCCGTTGGGCGCAATCCCAACAGGAATACCACTCTGGGGAAAGGGAACCGCTCTAATAACCGTCGTCTGTGCGTGGCACAGAGTTGCTATCGACAACAAAAAAGCAATCGCTAGTTTCCGCATGAGTTACCTCCCCGTCCAATGAAACGTGAGGCTGGCGGAACCCGTGTAGGTCAGCACATTGATCCTCACCATGCGTGCGGGTCGGTCGGTCACGGAGAACATAGCAGACGCGGTGCAAGACTGCGCCCCACTAAGTGAAAACCAATTAACGGTGTCATCAGATGCTTCAATTTGATACGTGCAAACCGTGTTGGTGCCCGCTCCCAGTGATACGGAAACAGTGTGGATGGCACTCATAAATTCCTGCCCACTGTTTGCACTTGCGCGGAGGTCAATGTAAGGGGTCGCGCCGGTTGCGGAAACTGCTGCCCAATCATAAGAGTGATGCCCGACTGGTACCTGGGCACCCGCAAAGGTAGCAACTCCTGCCAACAACAGCAAAAGACAAGCAAAATTTCTAAACATGGTGAACCTTTCTAAGATCGTGTAATTGCTGCTTGTGGTGTTACGAGGTCGGTCCACCCTCCACAGGGTTGATTTCCCATGCGTATAACACGAGTTCGATATTGCGCTCATCAGTATTGACAATTCCGCGCTGGAGGTCGAACGTGCGATTTCCAAACAACAGCCTGTACCCGGCACCCACCGTGAAGTGCTTGCCCGGGTACTTAATGGTCACTGTATGGGACAACTGCATATTTTGTTGACTTGCTTGGTAGACTTCCTTGGACGGGGATGGAGCCACCTTGGCCCAAGTTGTAAGAACATCTGTCCAACCGTCCGCTGTCTGAAAGGGGTTTGCAGACTGTGCAGGGGCTTGGATGGTCACGCGATGACGCATCGCTCCAGAAGGAACCATTTAGTACCCCCCACCCGTGTAACCAAAGATTTGGCTCCCGTACCCAGCCAGCAGCGACGCTACCCCAAGGGGCAGGGAAGTCATAGGTTGTCCTTGAACAAACTCTGCACGATTCTCGTAGTAAGCCGTCAGCAACAGGTACATTGCCAAGAGGACTGGATGCGGAACATTGGTCACAACATAGGTGGCCGTGACCGACCGCCCCGACATACTGACATCGAATACCAGCGTGCCTGCGGTGTTCACATAGGTAACGGGCAGGGTGGTCAACGTGTCGATTACAGACGTGATAGAAACAAGCGTGCTCGCGCTCGCCAAAACGATGGCCGGTGCTGCGCCGGTTGTTGCAACCTGCGTCTCCGTAACGGATTGCTGATACCCTGCTCTGAACTTGATAATCACGGCGTTCAACTGGGGGTAAGCAATCGGCCACACTGTACCAACCTGCGGAGTAATCCTCGCGGGGTCGGACAGCGTATCGACAATGTACGTCGCGGGATCAAGTGTCACCAACGTCTTTGTGCCGTCGAGGTACTGAATGCTCGTGACACTGAGCAGTGGCGAACGCGGGAGGATAATGGTCTGCCCCATGTTCATATAGGCCATGCCGCCCCAACCACGGTTCCCAAGGAACTCACTACTAGGGTGGCTAGGAGCATTGTTGCCTCCATAGTTCCACACAGGGAATCTATCGAGGCCGAATGTCCATTCTTGGTCAACGAAGCATCTGCCGGTTACATCCTCAACGTGCTCACGCACCGCAGAGATCATGGACTGAATCAGGAAGTCGTCATCTGTGATGTCTACGCGAAGATGAGACTTGGCGGCTACCAAAGAGATTGGCTCTGTGAGCGGGTCTTTTGTACGCCTGATTGGAAAACTCATGGTGTGCCACCTTCTTGTTGGTTGATTTCCGGCTAGACTGCCGAATGATACGAAACAATAGAAAGATAACCACCAAAACGAGAAGGAGCATTAGCGCGTGATACTGTGGCGCGAATAAGATCCAAAAGCGCCAGTCTGTGACTATTTCCATGGCGTACACCGTCTAATGATTTAATTACTACTTGCGTTTGTTCAAACTGCCCTTGGGACGGCCTCTACGAGCCATCGTGTTCTCGGGTGGGGCTAGGACTTGAATCTCGGGGACGGATGGCGTGGCGGGCCTCTCGGGGGCCGGGACGAAGGGTGTGGCGATGCCTTGGGCAATCCATATACCGCCGAGGTAATCGGTCACTTCCGTTGTCTGTCCTTGCAGGAACTCGAAAGGTTCCCATGATCCGGGGGCAAGTCCATAGCCACCGTGCGGCTTTACAAATGTGATTTTCATGCTGCCTTTCGGAGTTCGCGTGCGGCTTTCCTTGCGTCGAGCATCATAGTTCTGTAAGCCGGGTCTGCCCAAAGTGCCTTTTGCTTCGCTGCATTATTAGCCTTGCGTTCGTCGCTATGGACCCGGCCCAACTGAACGGCTGCAAGTTTGGCTTTCGTTTCATCTGTGCGCTTCAGGCCGGTGATTGCCGCTGTACGTTTGGCGACGGTCTCTGGAGATTGCGTCTTGCCCGTGTGCGCTAGGCTCTGATTACGCTTTGCTTCCTCTGTGGCTTCTTTGCCTTTGTTCCAGGGCACGTTACCCATCAGGGTAGCGGCTATTTTGTCTCTGACATCTTGTGGAACGGGAACGCCTTTGTTCGGCGCGACTCTACCAACATTGGCTGCGGAGATAAGCGCCCTAGTTTCGGGGGAGTGTGTCTTGCCATAGAAACCGTTCAATTCGCCTTTAAGCGGCACATGCGCATCTCTACGCTCGTCAGTCCATTTGGGCATCTTGCGCCCGGTGCCGGATGTGCTTCTTTTCTGGCGCTCCTCTTCAGTAACGACGTGAGCGGCTATGCCTAACTTAATTGCTTCCCTGTGTTCGGGGGAGATAGTGCGCAGTCTCAAAGCAGCAATGGCGTTAGGATGGCAAGGAGTACCCTTGCGTGACTCGCTCATCTCTCTAATTGTTTCTTCAGAGAAGCAGTCTGTAATATCCTTATTCCACGGAATCTGCCCTGTTATACCCTTGTTCCACGGGGTTCTCCCAATCATTGCTGTTCTGATCTGCTCCGCTTTCCACTCTGTATAACCGCTACCTCCGACATTAAGGTTGTACCCAAACGCGCAGTCTTGCGCTTTGCACGCAAAAATGAATGCCACTTCAAGCGCATCCAACCACTCGCTTGCAACCTCAGCTAATGTCTCGATAACAAATGTGCCCTCGCCGTACTTCTGAATTGCTCGTGTTATATAGAAGTTATTGAGCGACTTCCGCGCATTTCTCTTATGCGCCGACCACCTAGTGGATACCTTACTTACTGTTTGTCCGATGTAGACTTTACCGTTTACGCTATTAGTAATCTTGTAGATAAAGCCATTCAAGTAATGACATACCTTTCCGATGCCCTGTTTCCGGGCACCTACGGTGAGTTCGGGAGCGGCCCGAGGCAAACCGTAGGTGCCTGAAAACAAAGGAGTTACGAAGCGCTATTTGTATAGCTGACCACGGGGTGCTGCCCAGCATCCACCAGTTGCCCGTCTGCACGGCTGAAACCGACAAACACGGTTTCGTTCTGCAAGGCTCCGATTTCTTCGAGGCGACGAATCTGAAGATCGCCCGAATCGCGGATGATGTACTTGCTGAACTGGCCGAACAGCGCCGACTTGTGGCTGACACCCGGCGCAACGATGTCGTTGTTCACGACATACTTGTAGCCCAGAACCGAATCAGGGTCGCCGCCGTTGATGCCAAGGCCCAACAGGGGTTGACCATAGGTGTTGGTCAGCTTGCGGAGCGATGCCAGGAACGTGTCGTGGAACATGAACTGCGCACCCGGACGATAAGCAATGTCCAACTTATGAACCAAGTCCACCAGCGAGTTGTAGCTGACCTGAAGGGTCTCACCAGTCGCGCCGATAATGCCGGTGGTCGTGGCAACCGCTACGCCATTAGGCATCGTGGTGCCAGTACCAACCGTAAACTCGGTGTTCTGAATGCGGCCAATACGAGTCACGAAAGCGTCCTTAATAAACGCGTCCAGGTCAAACACGGAATCCTGAAGCAGTTCATTCGGGACCGAAATCTTCTGGGTCGTGTAAGTCCACGCACCAAGAGCAGACTGCGTAAACGCTACATCCAATTCGTCCACGGTGCCCGGAGTGGAAGTCGCGTTGAGGCGTTTTCCAGGGTTACCCGTGTCATCGTTCTTGGGCCAGTTGATCGGGTTACCAGATGCAGTCTTGATAACGCGAGCAGCCTGACGCATTCCGCCGAAGAACTTCATCGCTACTTCAATCTCGCGCTGAAGGTCGGTCGGAATCAAGAACGCACCGGCAGAGCCAGTCGTGTCCGAAAGGTCACGATACTGCGCCAGCACCTGACGATTGGCCGCAGACATCTCGGCGCGACCGTTCACGAGGTAATCGCGGAACGCAGCCTTGTGAGCAGCCTTCTTCGCTTCGGTGCTATCCACTGCACCACCCAGAGCAACCGGGGGAGGAGTAACGGTGGAGCGCATTTCCGCATCCATCGCAGCCGCACGCTCGGCACGCTCGATGTTGCCCTTGAGAGCATCCGCATCGGCATACATGGCGTCGAACTGTGCAGTCTGCTCGGCATTCATGTTACCCTTTGCGGCTTCCAGGATCGCGTTCGCGTCCGAAATCAGTTTGTTACGCTTTTCTTTAAGCTGACCAATCATTGTGTTTCTCCAAATATCTTGTTTAAGAACTGCGCTTAGTCGGACTAAACCCCATGGGCCTAGCTTGTATCTATTCGGGCGCAACTCATCGCTTACCCACTCAAGGGTCCGACTATGCGGCGGGAGTCGTTTGTAAACTTGTAGATAAAGGGTGTTGTGCGGGTCACAGATCGCCGCAGTCGCAAAAGACACGCTTCTGAAAAGTGCACCGCACAATCTTTAGTGGTTCATACATGAATCCAAAAGGGGCTTACAGACTCACGTATGAACCAATACGACTTACAGCAGGGAAGCCAACTTCAGCTTCAACCGTCTGTACTCCGTTGCGGCAATGGACGCCGCTTGGTCTTCTGCGAGTTCCGCTACAGAAACCTCGGTGAAAGTTGCCGCTTCCTCAAACTCTTGGTTGGGGCAGTCTTCACAATCGGGGTCCGTGCAGTCACCGTTGGAGCAGTCTTCGCAATTATCAGACTGGCACTCAGGGCAGTTGCAATCACAGCCGTTCATATTCATCGCAACCACATTGGCGTCTGCGCTGGCTTCCACGGGGCTGTCCACGACGCCCACAACATTAGGCAATTCGTTCACAACCGTGAGGCCCGCGATGACTTGATCCAACGTCGCTACTTCGTCTGCCATTCCAATTGCTACGGCATCCGCTGCGAGCAACATCCGACCTTGGCCGAAATCTGCAACAACCTTGGCCTGCGACACACCACGACCGGCAGCAACAGCCGAAGTGAACATGTCATAGAACTTGTCCACGCCATCCTGCATATCCGCCTTCGCAGATGCACTCAGGGCTTCGTAGGGGTTGCCATCAGTCTTGTACTTGCCCGCCTGGATGAACGTCATCTTGACGCCTGCTTTATCCATTGCCGCAGACACGTCTTGATGGGTCATGTAGACGCCGATGCTGCCAACTTCTCCACTCGGAGTGACAACGATCTTGTCACAGGCCGAAGCGAGCCAGTACGATGCAGACGCCGACATACCACTTACAGCAGCGATGATTGGCTTCTTACCGCGAGCCGCAAGGATCTCAGCCGCGAGTTCAGGGACGCCGGTAACCGTTCCGCCAGGAGAATCGTGATCAAACACAATGGCGCTAATCGAATCGTCAGCAAGCGCAGTACGGAGAGCGCCTGAAAGGGCTTCACAACTCGTGCCGCCTGAGATGTCGTCGAACATTCCCATTTTGGCTGCGATTACACCGTACACAGGAATGACCGCAACCACACCGTTAGAAACCGGCGCGTCTTGATGCCTCAACTCCAGAGCCGCTTGAATCTCGTCCTTGGTTGCAGACTTGCCCTCTGCCCTAGCAGCGAGCAAAGCGCAAATGACTTCCAACTTCTCGGGAAGGATGGCCCACTTGGTGCCAGCAACAGCAGACAGAACCTTGTTGTAACGCTTCTCTGCCTTACGTGCTGCGCGGGTTTCTGCAATCTTGGTAGTGATCTCAGCAGGAACCTCGCCCTTACCGTCGGGGAACAATGAGCGGACTTGCGAAGTCGCATCTGGATAGGCGGGATAGACCACGGGTGAGCAGTCGAAAACCACAGCCTTATGAATGGTGCGGATTACGTCTCCCGTCTTGCGATCTTCCCTGTAGGAATCTTCTAAACAGAAAAATCCAAACGATGAACTCTTTACATCGCCGCGCTTCATCGAAACCATGAGGTCACGTGCAACCTGCGTATCGGGTGGGTCAATCTCATACTTCAGACCGACCGCATCCACAGACACGCGCATAGTCCCGGCAGAACGTCTACCGAGGGGCATGTCCGCGTTGTGATTGAATACGCCGACGATATCATTTGATTCGTCTGCAAGACATTCATCAAAAGCGTGTGGGTCAATCTCTTCAAAGAACAGCCCAAGGTCTGCACTGCGGACGGGTGCGAACTTTGCCGCATACCCTGTGATCTTTGGTGCAGAACCATCAGTGGTGATAACCCGGATTTCTTGGGTTAGAAACCGTCTCTCTTGTTTACTCATCGCTGTCCTCCGACTCATCGAGTTGTTTAAGTGCTTTGGCCGCTAGTGCATTAGCCTTGTCACGATTTGCAGCGAATGTGAGAGCCTTCAAACTGCGTTTTAATTCGGTGTTAACTACGTCCTCAATGTTTTCCAGTGCCCATGTTCCGGCGCGATGTTCTACACCGTCGCACAACTTGGCAACTGCCTTGTAACTCTCCGACGCACTCTCTAAAGGCTTGAGTACGCTTTCGCCAATGAGAGGGAAAGTAATGGCTTCAAGTACAGGCCACAAGCAACGACGTACTGACGCCCCGTCCCTAGAAGCGCCATCGACAAGCAAGCGGCTAATTCCATCACGATAAAGTCCTCTGTACTGTGCTGCGATTTTGTTAAGTGGAAGTGAGTTCTCTTCCTGCTCATCCAGGAGTTCTGTATCTACAGGCTGCGGAGTGGGCGGGTTGTTAGCCAACTCTAGGGTCTGCATATTCAACTGAATGTAGTGATAGTCACCCTCTGGCCCGATTGGGTTGAGGTCTTCCATTTCACGCGCATCGTTGATGCTAAGAACGCCGTTCTGAATACCGCTCTGCATATAGGTGGTGCGACTGGTCGCATCGGGGCGAAGCAATCTGCGCGTATTGAACTGCACAATGTACTTGCCCGCGCTTCTGCCCATTTGCGAAAAGAGTTTGGTAGTCAACCCCTTTTCCCAACGGTCCATCCAAGGCTGTAGACAATAGGTTAAGAAGTCCTGCGCCTGTTGCTCTACGTTCGCCTTGATACCCTTTTCCTGGTCGCCAACCATGTGGCCGGGGACGCCATAAATCGCAGCAAGCTCGCGCTTGGTAAGCTGCTTGCTCTCGATGAACTGTGCATCCAACTGCGAAATACTGATTGGGGTGATGGTCTTCCCGTTATCGAGGATCGCTACACGGCTGTGATTCGAGCCGGTTTGCAGACTTTCCCAGTCACTTCGCGCTTTCGTCTTGTCTTCGGCCTTCATCGTGCCGGGAACAGTAATCGCAAGTGAAGGTGTGGCATTATTCGCCAGGAACCTTGCACTGAATTTGTCCATAGCGAGGTTCACACCAAGCGTCTGACGCGCAGCCTCAATCGGACTCATGCCGGTGTAGCCATCAAGCGTTGTGCCCATGAGATGAACCATGTCCGCAGCCGCGATGGTCCTGACCTGCGATGACTCGCCGTCTGTGGTCTGATATACAAGCGTTCCCGAAGGCATACGAGCGGGGCGCGTGTTGTGCGAATGGCGATGCCACAAGGCAACAACCCGGTTCGCATTATCACGCTGGAGTTCGATATACCCGTTGCCCCAGAGCAGCAAGGAAGTCTGCACTGCGGTACGGAACTGGATTGCATCTTGTTCGGGGTTGGGCTGATTGTGAACCAAGTTGTAATAATCGTGGTCAAACCCAATCTTCTTGCCGCCCGCCGCCTGTAACTCATAAACCAGAAGGGAATTGGTAGCAATCTGCTCTGCAATAATGCTTACACACCGAAAAATGGTAGGCAGCAGCATCGCAGTGTGGGGTGTTACGACTTCGTTTGAATCAGTCCTGTTACCACCAAAGAGCAAAAATGCTTCAGGATTTGCAAAGTTAATCGGATTGTTCAGCGGGTCGCTTCTGAAGATGCGGTTTAGTAACCCCATATGTCTTTAGCCCTTCTTTCCCATCATGTACGACTTGGGTAAGTCCTGTAGGCAGATGGGGCCAATTACAGAGGTTAATTAGTTAGCTGTGATGTCGGGATGGAATGGAACACGCTTGGCGGGGAGTTTCGCCGCAGGCTTGTTGGCTGCACAGTATGCAAGAAACATCAACGAAGCCCCGGCGAAGACAAGCGAAGCGGGCCAGTAGATAAACCCAACCCCTGCCGCAACCAAGACGAGTCCTAAAACAAACACTACATCTGCCATTAAAATCCAGTCCATTCTTCGTACTCTTGATCAACACAACCCAGCGTCTCTCTAATGCGTACCAAACAGTTCAAAAGGGCGGAAACTCCGTCAATCTTGAACTCAGGCTTCTCTTTACGCGGAAAGACATTCTCGTTTGCGTCTTCGGATGAAACTACGTTACCAACCATCCACGTCATTACTTCGTTACCGTCGTGGTGGACGCGACCCGAACGAATCATGGCATCAAGCCACTTCATAGGGTCCGATAGAGTCATAGGGTTCTGCGGGGTTTCCGTAGCCTCGATGCCGGTTGCTGCTTGTATCTGCTGCTTGAAAAAGAATGCCTGCGCCTTATCGAAGCAGAATTCCTTGACAGTAAACAACCCGGCGTCCTTCAGCACATCCCGCTTGATGAACTCGTAATCAATCTCGTCGCCTTCTGTAGCAACTATCAGCTTCTTGTGAACCCATGCTTGATAGTTCTGGAAGGCGGGGTCGAATGCGCGATTCTCGGGAAGGTAGAATTTGGGAAAGATGAAATAGTGCGACTTCTCATCTATGACTTCCGTGAACACCGTCAACTCTGCCGCGAGATCAATCTGCGAACCCAAGTCGAGACCCTTTACGCAGTCCTTACCCTTGAACCTATCGGAGTACATATTCAACGTACTGTCCGCTAGACTCAGCCACTTCTCAACATTGAAGAACCCAGACTTAGCAGTACACCAAACACACATGTGCTTGGTCTTGAAAATGTTCTGCTTCTCGGGTGACTGGATGGCTTCAAGTTGCTCTGCCCTGACATTCTCTGAATTAACGGACACGCCCCAGTTGGGGTTGCACTTGATGAGTGATGATTCCAATGTCCAGTCGTCGGTTGGGTCGATAGTGTAGATTATCCCGAAAGTATTGGAGCCTTCAATGACGCCTTCAAGGATGCGCTCAACGTCGCGCTGCATCGCATAGCATGGACCGCCCGTATTAGATCCTGCGGTTGTAATGACCAACCCCAAGGGCTGCTCACGCGCTACCGTGCCTGTGTTCATCGTGTCGTAGAGCCGCGAATCATCATGCTCGTGGTACTCATCGCAGACGTAGCACGAAGGACTTCCCCCGTCGCCAGGATTACCAATCAATCTCTCAAACTTGGAGTTTGTTTCGAGAACTGTGATCGTCTGCGCATTTACCTCAACCCCAAACTTCTCTAGGAGTGCCGGTACCGCTGCTGCCATCTTCTTGGCCGGATCAAATACGAACGCTGCCTGCTTCTCTGTGGTTGCACCCGCGTATACCTGTGCGCCGAACTCACCATCAAGGATTAGGCAATAAAGCGCAATCCCCGCCGCGAGAGTTGACTTCGCGTTCTTTCTGCCCAAGCAGATGTACGCTTTTCTGAAGCGCCTATTACCATCCGTCTTCTTAACCCACCCGAACAAAGAGCACACAATGAACTTCTGCCACGGCTCTAGTTTGATGAGTTGGCGCATTGCCGCCCACTTGCCAGCGACGTGGGGCAGGAGTTCGATGAATTTGCAGGGCTTGTTAGCCTTGTCTTCGTCGAACCGGAATGGGAAGTCTGGGGACGTGGACGCTTCAAGGTCGTCAATGTGCCGCTGTGTCGCAAGAACAACCCAACGACAAGCAGGGATTACCCCCGCGACAACATCCTGTGCATACTTGAGAGCGTCTTGAGAATGGGATTTAGGGGACGGGGCAGGATTCTTAACTTGCTTCGACTTGCTCGCCATCTGCCCCCACACTCTATTCCTTAGAGTTCATCCCACGGACTCTTAACGTCCGGTTTCTTTGCGTCTACCTTGACCTTGCTGCGGTCAATTGGATTCAGGCCGAGTTTACCCAACGAGTTAGTCAGCAGGGTAATCTCGCTTGTCTGCATTTCATCGACTGCCCACTCCACAGTTGTCACGTCACCCTTGGTGATCGTCCGTTTGTAACGGCGGGGGCTGCGGTACTTGTCCATGAGTTTGCAGGTAATTTCAAGGAGCATCCGGTCTGGGCTGCGCAACATGCCTTCGGGTATCTGGCTTATGATCTCGTCCCAGATGGCCCGTACCCGCGCAGAAAGGTGCCGTGGTGCGTTCCCGATAGATTCGGGGCACTCGGGGCCGTCTGTACGACCGGCGTAACGACCAGGATCATGAGCGACAGAGCCGTTCATCTGAAGGACTTTGATACTTTTACGCAACCCCATCCGAGTGCTCCTTTCCCTACGCTATGTTGAACCATGAGACTCTATTCACGGCATCACTAATGACACTCCCTGTTACACCAAACTTGTGCCCTAACGCCCGTTGGGTAATCCCACCTGCGGCATACAACTTCCGAATCTCTACGACACTTTCGGGGCACAACTTAGCATTCAACCCACGCTGAGTGTTAACAGCGTGTGTAACAGGCTCTAAATGATCTGGATTTACACACTTACGGACGCGGCAAAGGTGATCCAATATCATACCATCGGGAACCGGGCCGTACTTTGCGACATACGCAGCTACATGTGCCCGTGTCTGTACTCCGTTGACGTTTGTCTCCCCGTAGCCCCACTCGTTTAAGCAATGGTTCCACACATGACAACCATTGGAGTCAATCGTGTATGGATTCGGTTTACTCCTGCCCCGAAGTTGGTGACCGAAAATATACCGCTTGGGTATGTTTCTCGTGACCGGCGCAAACGCGCCACAGCCGCACCCACATAATTGTGCTTTACGGCGCGGAATCAAAGCCCTCGGTTGTAAATCGGGTAATCCGGTTCTCCGCATCCTGTAGTAGTGCGCACTGCAATAACCAATATGGACGCTCTGTGCTGCGCAGCCATCTACAGAACAAGTAGGTCTAAACACCTTTGGTACTGGCATCTATCATTCTCCTAAAATGAAATACCGGCTTTAGAAACCTCTTAGGAGAAGGTTCAAGGTGCCGGTTACCTATTGGCGGTAATTAGTCGCCAAGTATGTTTGTGCGCTTCCCGTTTAGTCCGATTTATGCGCAAGCGTCTACGTCTGTACGGGATGCATTTCTATGCCGGTTTGCACAAAGTCAATGTCTATATGGGTTGAATTGGAACCTTAACGTCGTACTCACGCCCGAATGCGTGATTTTCCCTGTAGGTCTTCTGACTATGATGTGGTTTGCAGAGCGTTTCAGTGTTGGTCGGATCTAACCTGCGTTCGGGCGCTTCTATGATAGGGATAATGTGGTCAACTTCGTTTCCTGCCTTGATGATGCCTTGGCGGGCACATTCCTGACAGAGATGGGAGTCACGTTCTAAAATCGTGGGCCTGAACGCAAGCCACTGCGCATCATATCCGCGAGACTGTCTGCTCCCGCGCCTGAAGTCATAACTCTGCGTTACCTTGCGGTCTTTGGAATGCTCGGAGCACCAACGGGAATCGGACAGGTTGGGACAACCGCGAACACTGCACGGCCTCTTGGATCTCGTGGGCAAGTTGTGCTCGATTCTTGGGGTGCTTCCCTTATGTTTGGGAACTACGGAACGTTGGTGTAAGATATGGCGCGAATGTTTGCCCCCAGAGCACCCGTAGTGGTGGAGGACTTTAGCTTCGTGTGAGACGCACACAAACCCATGAGGTCTATGCAGCCACGACCCTGACGTGGAAGCCTTAACGCCGTAGTCGCTGGTACCGGCTCTACGGAACTGTCAATAGCTGCAAAGATTGTCACTTCGCCGTCGTGGTCAGCCTACTGGCCCACATTCCCACGTCTGCCCGACCCATGCTCGGGACCGACTGTACTTAATAAACTCGAATCTAAATGAGGGCGGGCAACGGTCGGAGAAAGTCACCCCGGAACGATCACATCACGTCGCCCACCCTCTTGCGGAGGCTGAGGAGACGCCGTCACGCAAACTTGTACTTGTACTTGTAACTAAACTATGCTGCATCTTCTTCTATGCTCTCGAAACCTTCCCAATCGCGTAGGCTCGGGAATGGTAGGTCTTCTTCAGCAAAGTTCAGCCTTGCAAACTCCCCGAAATAATACATCGCATTAACATCGTAGAGTGCCGCAGCCAGTCTTTCGCTTTTGGAAGTGCCCAACTTAATGAGTTTGCCATCTACACGGATTTGTGCAACCCACAAGCCCGTCGCACTGTTCAGACTCACTCCCTTAAATCGAGACGTTTTGGGAACCCTGTGGATCTGCTGGTTCTGGCTATTCTGCCTACTTGTGGCAAACCGTAGATTTGCGCGTCTATGATCGAGGGGCTTAGTAGGATCTATGTGGTCAACAATTTGCCCTGGCTTTGCACCGGTGATGAACCTGTGCAAACTCATGGTTCGTGATTCGCCGCCCGATGGTTTACGGTAGGCCGTGAAATATATTTGCTGATTCGTGATGCTCGCGCTCCAACTGTGTTGAATTGTGCGCTCCCAATCCTCGGGATCTAGGAGGACTCTATAAGTCTCGCCAGTACGACCGTTCGAGACCATTAAGATGTACGCGCCGGTTTCGGAGTCAATGCGAATCGGTTGCTGCCGGTCAATCACTTTGTAGTACCCCTCTCTGTAACTAATAGTATGGAAAAAGTGACCAAAAGGATTCTTTTCATCAAAAGAAAAGTAAAATAATCTAAGATTCTTGCACAGTATGCAAAGCCGCCGGAACCGCCCGGAACATACAAACCATGAAGAACTTCTGCCCTATCTAACTGATTCTAAAGGAGTTAGAACTTCTGCACTTATTTTAAAACGCACTTTGTGCAGCTTTTGAGTTACCTAAGTTACTTACTTATTGTTTATACTTACGAAAAGCAAAAGCGTTTAACTACAAACGCAATTTTCCTTAGGGTAGGAGATCGCCGGTAGGAAAATTAAAAACCCGGTAACCTAGTTGCTCCTCTACCGACCCTCCAATGCGTCCCCGTCTGTGGCGGGTAGTCATTCCCTTGGGTATGTCAGTCCGTGCTCTGCTGACTAACGCCGTAGTAGAAGGTCAACCAACCTTTGAGAGACGGCGGGAACGTAAAGTGTTTCCAAACTCGTCGGCCTACACCGACTCATCAATCTTGATTTAGATTGGACTGGCTGTGATACAAGCCCAGGATCTCAATGCGTCTTTAGGTTGTCCGTGTGTCGCCTCTTGCGCGGGCGTTACCGGCAGTTCCGAATAACGACTGGTTCCTAAAGGGCAAAGCAGCCGGGTCCGGTGAGTTGGTCGGCTGACAGATGGAGGGGGTTGTACCCCTCTCTGTAACTAATAGTGGGCAAAAACCGCCCAAAAGGATTCTTTCACCCCGAAATAACTTAAAAATAGTTGAAATAAGTCCCGTGCCTGTCACGTTTTGACTAACTTAGTGTAAAACTTACACGCTTTTATGCAGGTAACCATTACTTAAGTTGTATTGCGCGGATGGTTGCTTACGCCTAGTGTTCGGACAGCGACCTGACAGCATTTTATAAGATCGAGCCAGGGCGGCCCTTGGAGATTCCTTTAAAATGGCATCACAGTGTTTTCCTGTACTGCGTTTTGTCTTCCCACCCCTCATCAACAATTGCACAGTCTGCAAGATAGCCGAACCTGCCGAGTTTACGGATTGGGTAGAATGTGTTTACTGCCGTGCAACCCTGTGTGTCAACTGCACTTGTCCTTGTGTGCCTGAACCCACGTTAACCGATATTGTGATGCTTTGTTTGTCTGCGTTGCCCAGGGTATTCCGCGAAGGTATGGTGGCAGCAATTACGGACGACTTGGGGGAACTCCTCTTTTGTACGGAGGACTCCTGTGGGTTGTTCACAAATGTCCCCGTGATCGGGCGGCTACTGCGCCTGCAAATGGTGCCCTTGATGCGCGTGGGGCAGGGGGAAAGGGAAGTCAGCGCGTTGGTTACAATGGCCGCGCTGTCTGCTTACATCAAGCATCCCCTCAAGCCCCACACCATTTGTGACCGCTACGGGCCGTTCGTTGCCTGGATGGTAGATGTGATCCCATGCGAAGCCGTTGGGGGCAGACAGTACATCGTCAACGTCTTTACGCCGATGATGAACTAAGTTGCTTTAACCCCATTACCCGCCATTGGCATAGTGTGCGACCCAAGCTCTCAACTTGGGCGTATACTGATCCAGCCCTTCCGACCACGGGACTTCCTCAAAATACTCGCTGCCATCTTCAGCTATGCAGGGCATCACGCTCAACGCATCGCAGACCAGCTTCATGGTCTCGGGGTAGGGCCGGTACTTGTCGGCGCACCACCGCCAAATGGTGGCTGCTGTGATGGCGTAGTTCAGTCGTTTGCAAAAGCTGTTGATATTCAGCCCACGGGCCTGTAGCTTGTCGTTCAGCCAGGGGCCGATGTTGTTGAAGCCGGGGTCGAAGTCCATTTCCGGGGTTGCTGTGCTTGCTTTGGTTGCCTTGCTCATTTAGAAAGTCTCCAAAAAGATGTTGACATAATTCAAAAGATGTGTGAAGATAGAAACATCGCAACACAGCCCACTGCTGTACTGCTATTCTTGAACGATACAGCACTTAGGCGGGCGTGTCAACTAAAAAGGGTGTTATGGAAATAGACATTGATACGGGAGCGGCCATTTTAACGGTAGTGAGCAAGAAGTACGGGGCTTTTCGAGTTCTGCTCGATGCATCTGATTACCCACGAGTAGCCACTCATAAATGGTGTGTGCTCAAGAGCAAGAAGAATACTCTGACATATTTTGGTGCTAACTTGCTTATGTCAGACGGAAAACGAAAAACGCTATTGTTGCATCGTTTCTTGATGGACCCGCCGAAGGGGCTGCTCGTAGATCATAAAGACGCATACGACACCCTTGACAACAGACGTTCAAACCTCCGCATCGCCACTAGGGAGCAAAATAATCAAAACAAACGCCCAAGGACGGGAACAAGTAGTCAGTACAAGGGCGTGTCATGGACAAAACTACGAGGCAAATGGAGTGCGTACATCACCAAAAGTGGAAGGACACTTCCACTCGGCTGCTGTGATTGTGAGATGGAAGCGGCGAAGTTGTACGATGCAGCGGCCATTGATTTGTTCGGTGAGTTTGCTTTGCTGAACTTTCCCATCAGTGCAGTGGCGTAGCCGTCAAGTAGAACACTCTACAACCCGCTGTAACGGCTCCAGGACGTTAGGGACGTATGTTTCCCTACCTGACACCCTAACTATTGCAGGAAGGTGCTATTCTGTGTCACGGCGGTGGCTTTGAGCAGGATACAGTAGGGGCAGAATCGGCTACGAGAAGTTAAAGTTGTCTTAAACGATATACACAAGGAAAGATAAATTGCACACATCTCAAGAAGTGCCTGTATTGAATCCCGATAGTCTTGTGCCTGCTCTAAATCCAATTTTGATCGTGGACGGTAAGGGGCTGGATCGACTCAAGAAGTATCTCGCAACCCCGCGCACGTACACGATGGACTATGAGACAACGTGTGTGGACACCTTCTACCAGCGGAAGGCTAGAACCCTCCAGATTGGCGACAGAAACGAACAATACATCATTGACCTACTGGCCTTCGCGGAGACCCCTGAGAGGCTGTGGAGGGCACAGGGAGGGTATCGTAGGCACGGGGTTCTGCTCAATAAGCGGCTAGTTCCTGAAAGGCGAACAATGGTTATCAACGGGAACCTAGAACGTGTCCCGGCAGAAGCATTAACTCCCATTGTTGAGCGGGTGCCGGTTGATTCCACGATTCTCCAGCCGGTTATCGATGTGATCCAACCCAGCATGGACTCTGACGAATGGCTAAAAGTCGGCCACATGTTGGAGTTCGAGTACATTGTCAGCAAGTGGTGCTTGGGGATTCGCGCATGGCATTTCTACTGCACACTGACCGCAGAGCGCATCATCCACAATGGGGCAGTCCCGGCCATGCTTGCAGGGTTCTACGGCCTTGGGGACTTGGTACGTCGGTATTGTGGGTTTGAGATTGACAAATCCAGCCAAACGACCTTCGACCTCGAATCTCCGCTAACTGAAAAGCAGATTATTTACTGCGCATTGGATGTTCGGCTCCCATTAGCAATCAAGGCTGCCCAGGAAGTCAAGCTCAAGAAGGCGGGATTACAGTGGGTCACCCAGATTGAGAACGACGCAATCCCCGCATTCGGGGATCTCCACTTGAACGGAATGTATGTCAATCCCGTCAAGTGGCAGAAGATTATCGACGGGAACCAAGCCAGGCTGGTTGCGGCTGTAGAGGGGATCGACAAATTCTTCCTGCCCATCGTAGGAGCCAAGCGGCTGCCCAATCCCGAAGAAGCCGCAAGGCTCAAGGAAATTTGGAAGGGGCTGCAAGCCAAGAGTCAGAGGGAGACGGAACTTTCTGCTGAGATTCGCGGGGCCAAGAGCGATCCTGTGAAGAAAGCCGCGTTGATTGCAGAGCGGGACAAGGTTGAGGCCATGCGCGTAGCGTTGATCGCACCGGCCAAAGCACAGTATGCAATCGAAGCCGGGTTCTGTACCAAGAAATACACAGATGAGTTCGACAAGTACGAAGGGCAGTCTGCAATCAATTTCAATTCGCCCGACCAACTCCTAGCTGCTCTCCACGCCGGTCCCTTTGGGTTGAACGCCAAGAATTTCCCGGCTTCCAACGACAAGGTAATGGAGCGCCATGCCAAGCTGCCGGTCATTGCAGCCATCCGTGAGCATCGCGGGGTAAAGCAATCCCTGAAGATGTATGGCGACCGCTGGATTAAGACACGCGATGAAATGAGCACGATTGGGAATCCCAAGCCGGGGTTCGTAGATCCCGACACCGGGCGCATCCACGCAAGGTTCAATCAACTGGGAGCGGACACCGGGCGACTGTCTTGCTCCAATCCGAACCTGTTGAACCTGCCCCATGAGGACATCATCCGCGAAGCGTTTGAGTCCCGCCCGAAGTTTGACATGGTTTCCAAGGATTGCTCTGGGCAGGAACTCCGGGTATTGACGCAGTATTCAAGAGAACCGGCCTGGGTCCACGCATTTACTCATGGGCAGGACATTCACTCTGTGTCTACTCAAATGATTGCGCCCGAACTCTGGAAGGCGGCAACGGTAGAGGCATCGTGTGCGTTCCTGCACAAGAACAAGGCCAAGTGCTCATGCCCCGGCCACAAGAAACTCAGGAATGACTACAAGGCCGTGACTCTCGGCATCATCATGGGCTTGGCTGCGTTCTCATTGGGCGTACAACTCGGTATCTCGACGGAGGAAGCGCAAGAAAAGATCGATAGTTGGATGCAGACGTTCACCCACAACAAACGGGCTATTGAAGAGAATCAGAAGGTGTCTTACGACCGTGGGGAAGCCCGCACGTTGGCCGGTAGACGCCGCTTGATGAAGCAGGTTAGTTATGAACAAGCCAAGGCGTTTGCAAAGGACAAGTACAAAGACCAGTGTGATCAAGGCAAGATCACAAAGACAATGAAATCCTTGGTCGCTGCGGTCAAGCGCGAGGGAGGGAATGTTTCCTATCAAGGGTGCGTTGTTGGTGCGACTCAAGTCCTGGAGGAGACAAGGGGACTATGCAGGATTGAAGACCTTTGTGGGCGCTCCGTCAGGATTTGGGATGGCGAAAGATTCGTTTCTGCTCATGTTGTCCATAGCGGGCCAAAGCGCCTTGTGAGGATTACAGCGGCGGGTCGCAAGGTGTTTGAATGCAGTCCTGACCATAAATTCAATGTCTCTGGGACGCGAGGTAACTGGTTCTGGAAAACGTCTGAGGAGTTCAGCAAGCAGACGTGGATTAAGTTCAATGAAGAAATGCCACAGTGGTGCGCAACTGATATTAAGTATCCTGAAATATACAATGCCCGCGCATCAAACGGTAAGGGTGTAGTAATCCAGCAGATAAGTGACCACATGCTGTTGGGAGAGTTTGTCGGCAGGATCGCATCAGATGGGTCGATTGGCCCAAACAAAGCCGTTACGCTGATCATTGCCGAACATGAGAAGGCGATCTTGCCAAGGCTTAGGGAAGGCATGTTGTGCTTAGGCGGGGATCGCTGGGCAGAACGGTCAAAGCAAAAGAAGGGTGACTTTCTTAATGGGCAGCGATATCAGCCTGTACATTCCTACACATTGGCCGACTCTACGCTTGCTAATCAGCTATGGTTGGCAGGAGTCAAGCAAAAGGTTCCTGAGTTCATCATGCAGTCGTCTGATATGTTGCGGGGTTATCTGAGGGGGATGTTCGACGGGGACGGCACTGTTTACCGAGATGGGATTATGTTGACGTTCGGTCAGATACAAAGAAAGGAAGGGTGGGCGAGACAAGTTCAGTCGTGTTTGGCGGCGTTGGGCATTCAGGCAAACGTACATATTAACGCGGGTGCCACTGTCGTGCGGGTGGTTAAGCGAGAGGCTTTGAAGTTCCAGGAGCGCGTGGGTTTTATGAACCCGGTGAAGCAACAGAAGTTGCGCGACTTGATTCAGGTGGGGTCAAAGCGTGGATTGTCCGTAATCTACGGTCATGCCGTGTCTGTGCGGAGCGTTGAAGTAACGGACCAATGGGTAGAAATGTACGACGTAGTAGACAGCGAGAGCCACAAGTTTATGGCGAACGGGTTGATTACTCATAACTCCAGCGCCGACTTTATGAAACGTGCAATTGGCTGCGGATTCGATAAAGAAGGCAACCCGTACCTGTGGCATATCCTTGAGCCTGAGTTTGGAGCGATGCTGGAGAATTTTCCATATGATGAACTGGTCACAGAGAGTCCAGAGCCAAACAGTGAAGCAGTCTCAGCAGCGGTATCCGATGCGATTATCAGGGCGGGCGCGGAGTTGGTTACAGTCGTCCCGATGGAGAGCGAAGGCAAGATTGCTAAATCCTGGAGTAAATAACGACCTTAACAACGACCTTAACCGATACAACATAAAGGAGACTACCATCAAATCGAAACTCTGTACGACTTGTGACACGCCTATTTCAGATGCACGGCTCAAAGCCCTGCCATCTGCAACCCTCTGCCGCGACTGCCAAGAAAAGCAGGAGCAATCTGCCCCCGCTCCTTACGTACCGGTCGCTTACTTCAGCAAGTCTGCGGATACCTGTGATATGGACACGCTTGTGAACGAATCGGAGAAGGCACTGGAGGGAGAGTGAGCGGTAATTATTCCAATATCTTAACTGATACGCATACAGAAAGTGTGATATAGTTGGAAGATAGATTCGAGTTGTACCAGGGCGACTGCCTTGAGGTAATGCAGGATTTGGAGGATGGGTCGATAGACATGGTGATGTGCGACCTTCCCTATGGCACGACCGATTGTAAATGGGACACGGTGATTCCCTTTGAACCCCTTTGGGCTGAGTATAAACGGATTTGCACTGGCGCTATCGTTCTGACCGCCGCACAGCCTTTTACTTCTGCCCTAGTAATGAGTAACGTCAAGGGGTACAAGACAAGCTGGGTGTGGAACAAAAAGCAGTCCGGGGGATTTGCCACGGCTAAGTACCATCCTTTGAAGATCACTGAGGATGTCTTGGTCTTTGGGCAGACGACTGGGAACTATCATCCGATGATGCGGACAGGGGTAATGCGAAAGAAGGGCGGCTGTACCAAGAGCAATGAAATTCAATCAGGTCTAAAGCCGGGACATGTTACCGAGAACGATCAATATTACCCAACTAACATCATCGAGATTTTGAGCGACCGTGCAGGCAAAGTTCATCCAACTCAGAAACCTGTGGCCCTTATGGAGTATCTGATCAAGACATACACCAACGAGGGTATGACTGTGCTGGATAACTGTATGGGATCTGGAACGACCGGCGTAGCCTGCATGAACACCAATCGCAGATTCATAGGCATCGAGCAAGATTCTGCCTATTGTGCAATCGCGCACAAACGGATTACAGAAGCAGCACAGGGGTGCAAGTGAGCATCCCGAAGGTTGCAAAGCCCGCCCCGAAGGTCATCCCAGATCCCGCGAGTGTGTCCAGGGATAAAACGAAAGCAGCTTTGATTGCAGTCTACAAGTTGTACACCAAGGACAACAAGAAATACGAAGGCGAGTTCTACAAGGCAATCCTGGCGTTCGCCAAACTCAAGATTGCTTACATCGAGTACGAGTTTTTCAATCTAGGTACGGCGGGGACGGTAGACGATTATGCGCAGGAATCGGCCATCGCGGTCTTCAAGGGGTTGAAGAAGTTCAGGGGAAACTCGGAGTCGTTTTATGCGTGGGTCCACAAGATTTGCTACACGACGGCCTCTGGTCTCTTCAATGAACTCCATAGGCAGAAGGTGGAAAAGGTAGCCATCTTCCTGGAGGAAAAAGGAGACGACGGGGAAGGGTCTAGTTTCGTGGAAGAAAACCCCTTGTTGTCTGCTAGGTTCGGTTCAGGAGGGAACGGGCACAGGCGGGTTGATGACATCCTAGCCAATGTAGACGGCACGGATAAATGGATCTGTCAACTCATTATGGACGGTAATACACAGAAGCAGGTTGCTGGGTTGCTGCACATGGGTGAGGCTGCTGTTAAGGCTAGGCTGCACAGGATGAAAGTTAGATTTACAAAGGAGAAAGACGTTGCTTAAGATTCAGAAATTACACGTTGATGCAATCCTACCTACGGTAGCCCACCCCGGAGAGGACTTGGCCTATGACCTCTACGCGCTGGAAGACACTGTGCTGCCAATTGGGGTAGTCACGAAGGTTCGCACTGGGATTGCGGCTGCTGCGTACAAAGTTAAACGAGTGCAGGCCGGGATGAAGATTGATGACGGGGGCCATTACATGAGCCATCGGGATGACGTTACCCCACTTGGTCTGCTCATCCGCGACCGTTCCAGTATGGCGGCTAAGGGGATTGTGACGAGCGGGGGAGTGA